GCTCCAGGCAATCACCCTTCATTAAATCCATTCTGCAAATCCGCCGTTCTGGTTTTTGATTCCGGAACGATACGCGGAATTTATTTTTTAGGCAACAAAAAACCCCAAGCCTTTCGACCTGGGGTTATTGTTCTCCGGAGAACGATTAAGCGGCTTTTGGCTTCCTGATCTCTTTCGGCACGCGGGACTGGAAACGCATGACCAGCTTGCGAAGACGCTGCTCGAAATCGTCCTTGTCCTCTTCGTTCAGGTTCTCGATCACCACAATTGCGTCGTGCCATAGGGCGCCGTTCATGTGACCAGTGGACCGGAGCATTACGCCCTTAAGCTCAGGGTCGTTCGGCTTGACAGGAGGTGTTGCCAGCTCCTTACGCTTGGCCGCAACAGCATCCACCATCTGCCGGACATTCTCGAACTCAGTCACCTTAAGTTCATACTTGAATGCAGCCCGAAACATCGATGCGTACTGCTTAACTGCTCTAGGCGCCGGGGCCAATGTCGTCACTCCCAAGCCGGGGCGACCTACCTGACTCGACCAGCCATTCTCTGTATAGCCAATTTCCAACCAGGGGTTGAACTTCTCCAGTGAGTCGATCTTTTCTTCCTTGACTAGCTTCATAAAGGCGCCCGCTACATTGTCCAGTTTTTCGCCCTCTTCGGCGATGTTTTGGAGGACCAGTGCTTGCTTGCTTTTTGTAGTAGCCATGATTTGTTGCCTCGTAATAATTTGTCGCTTCCCTTGCAGTAATCCTCAGGACAGGGGGCGCCGCTAGTGGCGTTTGCCCCTGCCTGTACCCAATGTTAGCTGGGGTCCGGCCTGCGTCAAAGAACTTTTCGTTATAAGCGACAGGCGGTTTCGGCATAAGAAAGACTAATAGTTTTCCGGAGAACTATTTATTGTTTGTGGTATGCTTTGGCACTCAACGTAAACACCTAGGTGCAATAGATGAAGACGAAGGACGCGATTAGCTACTACGGCGGGATCAAGGCTCTGGCGGATGCTCTCGGAATCTGGCCTCACAACATCAGCCGCTGGGGCGAGACTGTACCTATGGCCCGCCAGTACGAGCTACAGGTTAAGAGCAGCGGGAAGCTCAAGGCAGAGGCTTAACTATGGCGGCGCTTCCGTACATGCAGCTATACGTTGCCGACTACCTGGCAGACACGCAGCACCTTACTACCGAGGAGCACGGTGCATACCTTCTGTTGCTGTTCAGCTACTGGCAGACTGGCAAGTCTTTGCGGTCTGATCGTCTAGCGCCCGTTGCACGTTTGTCCAACGAACGTTGGAATGACGTTAAAGAAACGTTGCGAGAGTTCTTCTTTGAGGATGGTAATCAGTGGATTCATTTCCGCGTTGAGGCTGATTTGGAGTCTGTAAACAGCAAAAGTCTTAAGGCTTCTGGCGCAGGGAAGGCATCCGCTAGAGCTAGGGCGGCCCGTAGACAGGCGGTTCCACATGGTATTTCAACGAACGTTGAACAACCGTATGAACGAATCGTCAACCATACAGATACAGATACAGATACAGATACAGATAATAAAAAACCTGTCGCGGCAAAGGCCGCTAGGGTTAAATTTGATCCGTTGCCAATGAAGCCTGCGAACGTAAGCGAACAGGTTTGGGCTGAATGGTGCCAGGCAAGATCGGAAAGCAGGAAGCCGCTGACCAAGGCAATGTGTACGGCTCAAGCCAAGCAGCTCGACGGACATGGCAATGCAGACGAGGTTATCCGCAAGTCTATTGCCGCTGGCTGGCAGGGGCTGTTTCCTGATGGCGTCAAATCAGCATCCCCGCGACACAGCGGATTTGCGCAAACCGATTACATGGACGGCTTGACCGTCGACGAAAATGGCTCACTACGATTCTGAGGAAATAAAATGATACCTAACCCGTTTACCTACCATGCCGATCTTTGCCAGGATCACCCAGAAGAAGCGGCCGGATCAAGGGACGGCGGCATAACTATGTCTTTTTGCTTGGAGTGCTCCCGCGAGAAGCAGAGAGCTGAATGGATAGCCGAACAAAAGGCTCAGTCTGAGGCAAGAAAGGCGAAATCAATCGCTGATCGTGTTGCTTCCTGCCGTATCCCAGACAGGTTTGCCGATAAATCCTTCTTGGACTATTCGGCATCGTCTGGTGGTCAGCGCTCTAATCTCGAGAAGTGCCAGGATTACGCAGAGAACTTCGACACCCATTACGCTGACGGTCGATGCCTCATCCTTTCCGGCACGGTTGGCACGGGGAAAACCCATCTCGCGATTGCGATCTTGAAGGATGCGGTTGAAAAGCAGGGCTACACGGGTAAATACTGGACCGTGAACGGGCTGCTGCAAGTCATCCGGTCCTCATACGAGAAAGACTCCGGCTTCAGCGAATCTGACGTGATTTCCTCGGTCACGGATACTCATCTGCTGGTTCTGGACGAGGTAGGCGCAACAAAGCAGTCTGAGTTTGAGATGGCAACGCTGTTCAACATCATCAACTCGAGGTATGAATGGAAGCTGCCGACCATCATTATCTCCAACCTCGGGCCAAAACAAATCGGCGAGGCGATTGGTGAGCGATGCTTTGACCGTCTGCGTGAAGGTGGCGGAGAGTGCCTAGTCTTCCAAGGCGAATCAAATCGCAAGAAATAGATTGCTCCTGCGCCAAGGAGGCAATACCATTGGGAAATAATTGCTCGGAGCGGGAAAATGAGAGATCCTTTTAGCCTTGAGGCTGAACAGAGCGTCTTGGGTGCAATGATGATTGCGCCTGAGATGATCGACCTGCTATGCGCTGACATATCGGCCAAGGATTTCTATTGGCAGGACAACGCAGATGTCTTCAAGGCAATCCTCGAGCTGAACTCGCTTAACCGTCACATCGACTTTTTGACGGTTGGCGAGCATATCGGGAATCTGGACAGCGGAGAGCCAGCGTTCGCCTACACCGCCGAAATCCAGAAGGGCACGCCTAGTACCGCCAACGCAGAGCAATACGCCAGGATCGTGCGTGAGCGGTCTATGGACCGTAGTTTGATTGAGGCCGCTCGAGAGATTCACGAGATCGCGCACAGCACTATTCAAACAGAGGACAAAATCTCGAGATCACAGACGGCAATCCTTGGATTGGATACCGAGACAGCAACGAACGACACGGTGAACATCTTTGATTCGCTCGTGAAGCACATGGACGTTCTCGAGGTTCGTCTTGCTGGTGATAACGCGGTAACGGGCATTGCTACAGGTCATGAGGACTTCGATAATCACACTGGTGGGCTTCAACCTGGCGGGCTGTATCTTGTTGCTGGTCGTCCAAAGATGGGCAAGACGACCTTTGCGCTAGGCATCTGCCAGCACGCGGCTATCCGTCAGGGTAAGCGGGTGATGATGTATCACCTCGAGATGACCGAGAAGCAGGTAATGGACAAGGTGCTGGCTGCCGAATCAACTATCCCGCTTGATGCCATGAAGGATGGCTCGGCATTGTCGGATCACTCTGCGCAACTCATGGCCGCTGTATCCAAGATGAAAGACGCGCACTTCGACGCATCGTATCGCTCGAGCTACACAATGCAGCAGATCCGCGCCGATGCGCGACGCAAGAAGCGCAAGGATGGCCTAGACCTTATCATGGTTGACCACCTCGGGCTATTGAATGGCGACGATCCAAAGCACAATCAGGTTGCCAAGATCACGGAGATATCGAGGCAGGCTAAGTTGATGGCTAAGGAGCTGAATGTTCCGGTGCTGTTCCTGTCGCAGCTCAACCGTTCGCTCGAGCAGCGACCTAACAAACGACCTGTTCCGTCTGACCTGCGCGACTCCGGATCGCTCGAGCAAGATGCCGACATGATCATCTTTGTCTATCGCGACGAGGTTTATCATCCGGATACTGATCGCAAAGGGATTGCCGAGATCATCATTGGTGCCGCTCGAGAGTGTTCGCCTGAGACGTTCTTTAGCATCTTCCAGGGCAAGTACTCGAGGTTTACCAAGCTTGATCCTGCCGTATTCCAAGGCTGGGACGAGGAAGAGCCTGAGCAGCCTAAGAAAAGTGGCGGCAACTGGAAGAAAGGTGGGTTTTAATGGAGGCCAAAGATGACTTCATATGCGGAACCTGCTTCGTCACACAACTTGGCAATCCTGTCAATTGCCGAGATAGAAGCCATAGAGAGCCACAAAGCGGACTGTCTCCAGAGATGGAAGCTAGCTCGGGACCATGCCAGCGCGATCTATTTGGGGTTGAAGTCGAATAGGGGTAGAGTCTGGGCAGAGCGCGAATTGAAGACTAAGCCAGAGATCGAAGCCGAAACCCGGCGCCAACTGAACTTATTGCTGAAGGTTAAACGATGAGTGAATTGTGGGAAGAGGCTGACATACAGCTTCTGAGGTTTGGATGCGAAGACGGACTATCCATGCAGGAGATGGCTGAAGCCCTGGGGCGAACCGACAAGGCGGTTAGAAATAAGTGCTGGCGTCTTGGATTGCTGGTCGCAAGGGAATGGACTGATGATCAGGTGCAGATGATTCGCGATGAATACGCTACAGGGAAGCCTGTTCGCATTGAAAGGCTTGAAGAGCTGACAGGCAAGACAAAGGCAGCGATATTCCTCAAGGCTTCTAGGATTGGCCTCGGCGACAGAAACAGGAAGGTGGTTGAATTCAGGAAGGAATACCCGAACAAGTTCGATAATCAAGAGGATAGAAGTGCTGCTAAATCAATATCGCAAAAGAAATATCTTGCAGAAAACGGACATCCAAAAGGGATGCTAGGAAAGGCTCACTCTCAAGATGCCAAGGATAGAATCTCGGTAAAATCAATTCAGTACCACGCCAACCTATCCGAAGATTTGAGAGCTGAATACCTTATGAAAGCACTGAAAACTAAAGTGGCAAATGGAACCTATGCGATTCCTCGAAAGAACTGCACATGGAAGGCTGCATGGCACGAGATCGGCGGAAAGCGGAAATACTACCGGTCTAAGTGGGAATCGAACTATGCCTATTACCTGGAGTCGCTGAAGGTCAATGGAGAGATCAAAGACTGGACGCACGAATCAAAGGTCTTCTGGTTTGAGGGAATCAAGCGCGGATGCGTTAGCTACCTGCCTGACTTCCATGTTATCCAGAACGACGAGTCAGAGGAGTATCACGAGGTCAAGGGGTGGATGGATGCCAAGAGCGTTACAAAGATCAAGCGCATGGCTAAATATCATCCGGATGTCAAGCTAATCGTAATTGATTCCAAGGCTTATACAGCTTTGCAAAAGCAGGTTAGCGCAACCGTTGCAGGATGGCAGAAATGAGGTTTCAGCTTCGTGTGCGCACTCGCGACAAGTTCCCAGGCGGAAAGGTCGTGGTGAAAATCTATGAGGATGTCGAATGAAATTCATCGTATGCGGCGGACGTGATTACTCCGACAAAGCGCGCCTACACCGGGTGCTCGACGGCGTACACAAGAAATGCACGATCCACGCGATAATCGAGGGCGGCGCCCCGGGCGCTGATCGACTAGCTAGGGAATGGGCGCTAGAGAAAGGTGTGCAGGTGTTCACGGCTATTGCTAACTGGAAGGTCTATGGTAATGGCGCAGGACCAAAAAGAAACGCCGCAATGCTCGCGCTGGAGCCTGATGGGGTGATTGCGTTTCCTGGCGGCAGTGGTACGCGTGACATGACTCGGATTGCCGAACTCTCCGACGTGAAAGTCATGCACATTCTCTTCTGAATAAAGCTTGACGCCAACCCAGCAGCACCGTAAATTGTTTTCACATTCAGAGCATTCGGCAGGGGAATTAAATGAAGCTGGAAATTCGAGATAAGGATCATGCTGCAATTCTTGAGAAGGCATTCCACGCTCAAGAGATTATTGAATTCCATGGCGTGTCCATGGCTATTCACGAGTTTGGATTCAATTTCGATGGTCGTCCAAGCTGGACTGTTGGGCTGGCTGAAGTCTTCAAACCGCAGTGGAAGGAAGGCGGAAAGCCACCAGCAGGAACCATCTGCGAATACACCGACGTTCACGGCCTGAAGTGGTATGGCTGCGAAATCATTGCATATCACGGCGACCATGTATGGCTGCGTACAACCGTAGCTAATCGTGACCATGTGAAAGTTTTTGGCGCTTTCAGGTTTCGTCCAATCCGAACTCCCGAGCAGATCGCTGCGGAAGAACGAAGGATAGCGGTAGAGAATATGCGCGAAATCATAACTGATGAAAACCTTAAGGGGCTTGGCCTTACTTTGCATCTTGAGGCTCTCTACGACGCCGGCTACAGAAAGTAAGTGTTTTCCAGAGAACAGTTAAATTGAGAGTTTGGAGGGGTGTGATGGATAGCAGGCAGCAGTTTGAAGAGTGGGCAGCGGATTACCACGAGTCGCTAGGTAACTTTTACACGCGTGCTGGCGGTATGTTTGCGCTTGATGAAAGTGGTGAATACGAAGTTAGATGGTTGCAAGGTGATTTTGTGGCTTGGCAGGCATCACGAGAATCGATTCTTGTTGAGCTGCCGCACGACGTAATGCACGTTACCAATATTGCCTATGGGGATGGGCGCGATGACGTTATCACCGCCATCCACTCTGCCGGAATCCGCACGAAATGACCCTAACCGACCTACTCCCCCTACTAATCGCCATCTACGAAAAACACGGCGACCTACCACTCGCTACAGGCTTCGACGACCATAAGCCTATTGTGGGGGCGCTGGTGAGTAAGTTTGAGAAGACGAGCGAGCTTGGTAAGAAGGGCGAATTGTTTGTTGATTTTTACTAATAACCAAAGGGAATCAAAATGACTACCGAAATGTGGACTCACGAAAATAGCACTCTTGAATTTCGCCAAGGCTATCGCGAAGGGCTGGAGGCTGCCATTAAGCTTGTTGACGAGTACAAGCAAGAACTTAAGGCTGATCGAAAAATCAACGAATGCCTATGGGTCAACGTTTGCACTGAGCGGCTTAATGATGAGTTGTCCATGTATGAAGTCGGCGACGAGGAATAGGAATGAGCAGCAGAGAAGAGTTTGAAGCGTGGTGGAGTTCTACTCCGATCCTCGGCGAGAACAAAAGGACGATTGCCGAGAAAGCCTGGCAAGCTTCCCGAGCTAACTCCGAGCTTCTATCCGCCCTAATCGCCATAACCAACTCCGGCCCCGACGCAATACCGATCAAGGATGCGTTTGAGATGGCGCATAGGGCGATTGAGCGGGCGAGTGGAGCGAAGGTATGAGCAAGCGCAATGACATAAAAATGAAGGCGCTAGATCGAATTGTTCAGGGTTGGAATACGGCCCATGTGAATGCAAAGGATTTGCTTGACCTGATTTGCGAAAACGAATACCTTGAGCGCCGAAACGATGAGATGAGCGCGTCGGCACCAGAGATGCTTGCAGCGTTACAGGCCGTGCTTGAAGAGGCTGAAGGACTGATTTGTGCATATCATGGGGCTTATGGAAGCACACCTGATGATGATTGCGTTATCAACGAGCTAAAGGATCTTGACTACGTACGTGAAGCAATAGCAAAAGCAACGACAAATCAATAACTTTATAGTAAAAACTAATCAATATGTCGCCTTTTGTAATACTATAACAATTGGAGGAAGAATGAACAACATTCGCGCACAGTTTGAAGAGATTTGGCCGGTGCCTGATGGCGTGTATTGGCATGAGACGGCTTGCGACTACATGACGCTTGATGGCATTGATGACTGGCAGGATCATTACTTTCAGCGAGTGCGAGACTCTTACGCTGCCCGCCTCGACACCTTCACCCGCTGCCAGGAGACTCAGGCGCCGGCTATGTCGCTGATTGAGGAACTTGTGTGGGCGCTAGAGGCTGAAGCATACTCAGACCATAAGCGCGACCTTATTGTTAGCGCCAAACAAATCATAGGGAGAGATAAATGATTGACGACTTCGTGATTGGCTCGGGATGCGTGATGGAGTTCGCTATGGCTAAGCCAGGTGATGATTTGGCCTTGTTGGACTGGCGGCCTGTCGGAATTACTGCCGGCGCCAAGAAACGTAAGCCGCGCCTAACCAAGAAGATCAACAAGAGGATCATGGCTGAGTATTGGGCCAAGCGAGGTAGCAAATGAACGCACTACCCGGACAACTGGAATTGGCGACCGTGATTGATCATAAGCAATATAAAGCCAGTTATTCGCTTCAAGCAGACATGGATGCGTTAATGGCTATTGAGCCTCCTAGATTTGGAGATAGCACCCACAAGCCAGCCGGTGTGCGCCTGGCTAAGATGCTGAGCAAATACGACGACTCGCCCTCATCGCAATTGTGGTCAGATATTCAGCGGTTGGCGCGGGAGATCTTGAAAGCATGAAAAAGTATTGCGGTGGATCTGTGTGTATGGGTCAAGGTCCTAGCGAGAAATGCGGAAACTTCTGGGGCACAAGTATGATTCAGTGCGCTAGTTGCAAGGCCTACGACTTGGCTAGGCTGGAAATGAAGGAGTTCCCGGATGATGAGCTGGACGAGCTAGATATCGCAACAATAATGCTCAGGAATCATGGCTATAACCATCTAGCGGACTCGGTTGCATTGGCCAAGAAAGCGCTTACGAAATAAGCTTGACTCAAAACCAAAAGGCTCCTAATGTGAGCCTTTCTTTTTGGGTTATTTTTGGAGGGGTTGTGACTGACATTCTCAATATGGACATGATCAATTCGCTGCCTCAGCCTTTTTATGGCAGCGAGAACGGTAAAGACTGGTGGTGGCCGATTATGGATATCGATGTTGAAAGCGGAATTTGCCGAATCGATGTTTGCGGGAAATTGGAGGCCAAGTGGATAACTGACTTCCGGTACATCCGCGACGATGCGCAAACCATGCACGAACCTGATACCTTTTATCTCGACTACGAGGCCGAATGATGACCATCTCAACCACAACCCTAAAAAACGCAGCAAGAGCGATTGAGCATGACCTGTGGACTGACTCGGATGGCGCGAACTACCTGGTTAAGGATGGGGCTATTCTGAGGCGGTGGGAGCCGGCACACGACGATGGCGATGCGTTAAGGCTTGCTATGGCGCTAGGCATAGGCATTCACCCAGACCTTGCTGTTGCGTCTGTCCAGAGCTCGTTCATGATTGGTAGATGCGGCTACAACGAGTTTGCAGAGTTCGAGGATTACGAAGACTGCCCGATGTTCTCTGTGCGCATGCTGATCCTTCTATCTGCCGCACGCATCGGAGCCGCACTATGCCAATAATCGCTTGCACATGGTTCGCCTGGACCTATATTCTGCCTGCCGT